CCTAGATTTGTTTCTGCTTCATATTTATAAAGTTTTTTAGTTGAATCTGAAAGTTCAAAAAACTCTCTACACTTATCAAACCACTGATTCATAGTCGTTTGATCAGACCCTGATAGAGCATTTGTAAAAACAGCAAAGCCTACAGTTGTGTAGGCTTTGCGAATTTCTTCCAGTACATTATCTTTTTTAAAATCAATTACTGGAATCATTAATCAACTTCCTGGTACTTTTGCATCAATACCTTCAACATAATACATCATTGTATTAAGATGCATATCATCAGCAATTTCACCTGCTTTAAGTTGAAGAGTTCCTGTGTTGTCATATAGAGGACCTGTAAAAGCAAAATACTCTCCGTTAGAGATAGCATCTTTTACTTCTTGGGCTTTGGCTTCTACATCTGCTGGCATATTAGTAAATTCAGCCATGCCGACAGCACCTTCATTCATATGGCCAAAATAGTCTTCAACTTGCCAATTACCGTCAATTACTTGTTGTACCTTTTTAATGTAGTAAGGACCCCAGTTATCAATAGTAGCAGTCAACTGTGCTTTTGGTGCAAACTTAATTTGATCTGATGCTTGTCCGAAACCAAGAACTCCTGCTTTTTGTGCAGCTTGAAGTGGTGCGGGTGAATCAGTATGTTGAGCAACCATATCACATCCGTCTGCAATCATAACTTCTGCAGCTTGTGATTCTTTGCCTGGATCGTACCAAGTATTTACCCAAACAATATCAATATCTACATCAGGGTTAACAGATTTTGCACCAAGATAATAGGTATTGATTTCCCGAATTACCTCTGGAATTGGGAAAGCGGCGACATAACAAATTTTGTTTGTTTTTGTCATCAGTCCTGCAATTACGCCTTGCACATGACGCGCTTGATAAAGTCTCAAACCATAGGTTGACATATTATCATGACGTTTAAAACCAGTTGCGTGCTCAAAATATATATCAGGATTTTCTTTTGCTACTCGTAGTGTTGGATCCATAAATCCAAATGAGGTAGTAAAAATAATATCAGCACCTTCTTGAATCATCATGCGAAGAGCGCGTTCAGTGTCAGGTCCTTCAGAAACAGATTCTAGATAAATTGTTTCAACTTGATCACCAAAATGTTCTTCAACTTGTTGACGACCAATATCGTGACGATAGGTCCAACCGTGATCCCCAATCGGACCAACATAAATAAATCCAACTTTTACAGGGTCAGCTGCAAAAGCAGAAAAAGATGCAAGCGCAAAAGCACTTGCGATAAGTAGTCTTTTTAGCATTTATTCCTCCTAAGCTAAAGCTCTCATACGTTCAACAAGTCTTTCAGCACGAGCACCGACTTGTCTGTACCAGCGAGAGTCAACCATTTGATCTGCTGCTTCATTCCAATCTTGTGAGTCAACACCTGCCTTCATTCCTTTGAATGCTGATAAGCGAGGATAGCCAAGATTAAACATCATGTTAGCAACAATTTGTTGTACTTCTTCTGGTAGATCATCAAAACTATCATAAAGTTTATGACAGTCTCTGACAACCCATTCACAGTCTTTTTCAAAAGCTTCTTCTACTCGTTCTTTAGAAACTTCTGTTCCAACAGGTTGGCCATGTTCTGGATCATCTTCTGTGATAAGGTGTCCAATACCAAAAGTTGGATAACCAAGATGATCAAGATAGATATCATACTTTACACCTTCATCAATCTCAAGTTGTTCTCTTAATTTTACTAAATCCATTAGTTATATCCTTTCTTTTTGTGCAGATGTTTAGCATAATAATCGTCTCTAACATCTGCCCACATTTGTTTTCTTTGTTTTTCAACAGCTTTTAGCTGTCGATTATCATACAGTGTTACTTTACTTGTCCAGTTATCGCGTTTGATCGGTATAATCTGACATATAGGAGTGCCTGCAGAAATGACTACCTGTTTTCCAGGTTCAAGTCCTGTGTGTATAAAAGGAATATTTACAACATTAATGTATGTATCTGTATCCACAAAACCTACAAGTGGAATGATCGGATTCTCAAGTCTATTTATTGGTGGAAGAAATAGTAGTGAGTAATCTTTTGGGGTTTCAATAGTCCATGGATTCATATACTTAAGAATAGGCATAGATTCAAAAACTGAACCCATAGCTTGAATAGAAGGATGTGTTTCAATCGGTTTATGGGCCTCTAAAACTTGTTTGTGTTCTTCATCAAGATAGGGTAGCCTAATTTCGCCATTTTCAAGTTGTTGAATTACTACGTCTATGTGCATTAAAAGAGTATATCCCATAGACATTGCATCTAGAAATGGGATACACTTTTTTACACTCGGAATTTCTTCTCCGTTGTTATCAACTTTAGGTGGAATGTGTTTAAACCACTCTGGTATAAGTTTTTTTGAAGACACAGGGGCTAAAACAAGATCTTCTGGAAGACTCTTGATTAAATGGAATTTAATTGTTTTGTCAGACATAAATTATGTATTTGGATTAATAAAAGAAGTTGGGATGTCCTTTTCGGACTGGGTTGTTCCACAATTACAAGTTTCACATACGTCATTTACACAGTGAGGACATTCACCGCCTAAACAATGACAATCATGTCCACAAGTTTTACAAGTTTTTTCTAATGTATTCATTCTATTTCTCGCTTACTTAATGTACAGTTTTGAGTAGGTTTAGACTCCATTTCAAGAGCCCAGTCTAATTCTTGAATCAAACGCTTATACCACATTTTATCGTATGTATCAGAAGCTAATTGTAAATCATTTTTAAGTAGAGTAATTCTGGATTCAATATATCTTGTGATAGATGAACCGCCGCGTCTCATTCATAAAACCTAATTGTCCTGGTACGTCCACCAGAAGTAAAAGTAATAGTAGAGTGTGAATAAACTTGATCAGTTACATTTTGATAACGTGTAGTATCTTTACACTGTTCTTCTCTACGGTATCCTGTTACAACCTGTTTATTCTTGCCTGCCTCATTAGCAATAATAGTGCCTACAACAGCTCCTGCTGCTCCACCATTCTTTTCGCCTGGGATATTATTACCGATAGCTCCACCAATTAATGCTCCAAATAACAAGTCAGTGGTCGAAGCTCCTTGATTAGATTGTCCGTAGATAGGAACATCTATAAGTTCGCAAGTAGTTTCAGTATACGGAACTGACTTTGTAACGGTTTTATAGTGGTCTTGTACAGTAGCAGTAGTAGTTTCTGCATATACATAGGGTAAAGCAGCAAAATAAAAAGCTGCTATAAATAAAAGTCCTAAAATTCTAAAAGTTCTGTTGCTCATGTTCTACGTTTTATTCCTCTGGTGAGTTTCTGACCTTTTGGAGGCGATTTTTTAGATCCACCAGGTCCTGCCCAATACACTTTGTCAGCCCAATAAGCTGCTGACATTTTTCCTTTGGCGATGTTTTTTGCATGACGGGCTTTAAAACTTTTTCTCGCTTCTGGAGAGTAGTTATGCCCCATTGACGCATCTCCGAAGTGTATAAGTCGAATTTTTTCGCCTTCTTTTGCCAACACCATGCCTTTTTTCTCTGGTCGGTCTGATCTTCTTGGTTTGTTGAATCCATCAAACTTTTTTCCTCTATAGTCGATTTTACCACTTGGTAATCTCTTAACTCCTGGGTATTTTGACATTTTTATATCTCTCTTTTATCTCACAAACTATCTGCCATTGACGATGCGTTAGTTGTGGAAATTTATTCTGTGCCTGAATACAACCTAATATAAAAGATTTTTCAGCATCTGTCAAAGAGTGATTATCAAAAAAATCCTTTAATGGTTTTTTAATTCTTCTTGTCATGGCATAATCTGTTTTAATAGCATTTGAAAATGTTTTTTAGGGGTATTAGATGGAATTTGTAATACAACGTTATCATATTCGCTGACAGAAGGCATAATTACTCTTGGAGAATTTTTAATCTTATCTTTGTTGATAGAAAAATATGATCCTAATACATGATCAAAATATTTATTAAATTCTTGAGTAAGTTCGTGTAAATTAGGAAGATTTTCATAAAAATAATCTATAGTATGTGATGCAGCAACAGCACCTATAAAATTACCAGACCAAGTATGTCCATGAGCTAAATCATTGAGATACCCTTTTCTTGCTAAAACAGAACTAAAAGGTATT